ACCTTTTTACGATTTTCTGGTGAAAGCTTATTGATTTCGGCTCTGGCAGCAGCAGCAATCTTATTCACAGTTGCTTGGTCTTGAGGTTGTGGCTGACTTGTGCCAGCAGCGCCAGTTGTACCAGCAGGTTTTGCGCCAGCGGCAGGAGCGGGGGCTGCACCAGCAGCAGGGGCAGGGGCTGGAGCAGCAGCGGCTTCTCTTTGCATTTGCAAGTAAAACTCATAAAATGACTTCATAATTCACCTCATACAATTTTTATTTTAATATCGGGTTGTTTCTGCGTAACTTTACCATCACCAGTAACAACATCTTCCTGAAACCTCTGACAAATCAATTCTATTCTCAAAGCGCCCCACATTTTAAATTCACCCAAATTCCTCTGCACAATGACCCAATTTTCTCTTAAATGCGGAGTAAACAATCTTGAACCAATCTTGGGAGGATGTCCTATATTCTGTAAAACAGCCCTATAATTGAGTTCAAACTTCATTTCATCAGGAGCATCAATTCCAAACTGATTCAAAAGATTCTGCGATGGAATTGGCTCATAAGTACACCAAAGTTCAATAGGGTTACTTGAGAATAATTTGCTTCTAGCCTCCAAATAAACAGGATCAATCATATCCTGCGTTATAACAACTTCATAATAGTAGATTGGCGAACCACCTCTTTTTAGCGCCTCCTGATCCCACAGATTGAACAAATCATGAGTTCTATCTAAAGGATTAAACATCTGAACGCTGCCATTCAGCTTATAAGGCGTTCCATCAAGATTACATAGGGCCAATCTGCCTCCTTGCTATTTTATCTAGACCAAATTTTGTAGCAAACATGCTCAAACAATGACTTCCAGCCAGAGTTTAGCTTGCTTTCTGTTCTTGTAATCTGTGACAAGTAGTCTGGTTGACTTCTTAAGTCTCTATGGAATTTTTCCATTTCTTCTTGTGATCCACCAATCGGTTCCATTACTTTTACAAGTCGTGAGGGACTTGCTATTGATTTTTTATCAATTAAACCCGCAGCTTTGTCAGACCTATACTTATCTCTGGCTTCTGGAGGCAAATCCTTCAAAATTTCTTTTCTAGAACCATAGGTTTGAACACTACCAGCAGGGAATTGTTTTGGCGTGATTCTTGTAGCAAAACGAGGGCCTAAGTGACTTGGGTCAGATGGGGCTGCTGATCGACCCAAATCTGCTTCTGGATCATAATAACGCTCTTTTTCATGAGGAGAGGTGAAATAAAACAATCTTCCTTTTTTGCTTTTAAGTTCTTTTCTTAATTGAGCCAATTCTGGCATTGGTTTACCAAAAGCAGAGATATCATCGTGATAACCACTCTCTGGAACTCCTGCATTGAATCCCATTAAAAGACCATCACTTTGGCCTTTAGTATTCGTCACTACATGCAATCTTTTAAGACCCTTCTTTTCTCTTTCATCGTCTTCTTTTTGCATATCAGATATTTGTTGACGAATTCCTTCTAATGATTTCTGATATTCTTGAGATTTTTCTCTTTCTTTTTGCAGGCGATCACTATAACTTGTTCCAAAAGCAGGGACATAAACATAATTTTCATCAGGCTGTTCAGGAAATCCCATCTCAATACCAGATTGAGCAAGAACATAATTGAGCAAGCTGATTAAATTATATGTAGTGCTCGGATTTTTCAGACCAGTATTTTGCATAATATACCAAGATGTAAATGTTAGTTTACGGTTTGGATTTGTTTTTTTGTATTCTTCTGCAAAATCTAAATATCTTTTTTCAAGCTCTTCTCCATTTTTCATATTTTTTGAATCAAGTTCAAATGTTCTGCTATCTGCTGATAGTTTTATATTTTTCAATAGTTCAGGAGCTATTTTTAGTAGTTTCTGATAATTAGATTGAGTTGCTATTGTTTTGAGTCTTGATTTGGAAATAAGGCCTGTTCTGGCTTCATCAATAACAAATTGATTCCATGGAAAAAATGACTCAGCATTCAATGGACTTATGTCTGCTGGTGGTGTTGGTGGAAATTCACTTTCTTTTCTTTTCCTCCATGGACTTGGATGAAGCTCAATATCTGGAAATCTTCCTTTTCTAGGAACATAGCCAGAAGGCTGATATTTTGCCAATCCAGAAGGAGGAGTTTCTTTTGTTCTGAAGACATCTTCTTTTTCTCTTGTAAAAACAGGTTTTGGGGCTTCCTCTGGAACAGGATCGGGTTTCCCTTCTGCTCTTCTTGCAATAATGTCAAGAATGCTTTGCACTTTTGTAGGGTCGAGAATTTCAAAAGTTTTACTTTCTGGAGAAACAAATGAACCCCATTTTTCATCTTTATCTTTTGAAACACCTGAAAATCTTTTCCATAGTTTTTCAAAACCCGGACTTGGTAAGCTGGGTTCTGCCATGCCTGATAAAGACTCAAGTTTTTTACTCAAATCTTCGGTTTTTTTCTGAAATTCTTCTGTGGATTTTTCGGCATCATATTTGTTGATATGATCTTGGATGTCATTGATCAGCTTATCCCAGTCTTTACTGTGTGCCAATCCTTCGTAATTATCTCCACCTGTTTTTTTAGCTATTTCTATTTCTTGATTGAGTGATTCAAATGCTTTCTCAATATTATTTTGTGCAAGTTCTATGTTGTTTGACTTTAGTGCTTTAATAGACCTTGCAACCATTGACGCAATGTGGTCAAAACTCAAATCTTGCATTCTGTATTTTCTGCCAACTCTTTCAGCAGCAGTACCACGGGTTCTAGATGCAGCAGCAGATGGATCATAATCAACTTGTTTGCCTTCTTCATCAGCACCCAATGATTTAGTCTTTTTAAATTCGCTTTGAACATAAGCGTCAGCCATATCAGAAGCGTTGAATTGGATTTTTTCCAATGCAGTTTCTACTGCACTTTTGCCATTTTCTCCAACTTCAAGGCTTAGTGTCCCGTCATCAGATTTAGGCAAATTTTTAATTTCCGCATGATTTGTCCTACTCGCACCACCAAGACCTTTCAATATGCCGTCTGTTGTCATCATGGAAATGATTGTTGACATCAAGTCAGTCATCGGAATAAACTTTCTTGTGTCTTTCAATTTGCGAGACGCAAGAATACCTGTTTTAATTTTTTCAAAAGGATCAATGGCAGCAGATTTAGGGAAACCAAACAAATTAATGATTTGTTGATTTATCTCTTTCCTAAAAAGATTTAGGTTTTTCTTGTCAGCAAGTTTTTCTTCTGGTGTAAGCTTTACTGGCTCACTTTCTCCGTCTTTTTTTCTTTGTCTACGAGCCTCCTTTCTTCGTCTTTTTTCTTCTGCTTGTCTTTCTTTTGCAGCCTTTTCTTCCTTTTCTTGAGCAGCCTTTTTTTTCTTAATTAAAACATTTTTTACAGCTTGACGAGCATTTTTTGGCTGAAGATCAAGACTTTTGCCATATTCTTTTTCGACTTCTTTTTCGATAGCAGTATCTTTATCTCTTTTGATTTGTGCTTGAAGAAATTCTTTTTGTCTGGCTCTAAATGCTGGACTATTTACATCGACTTTTTCATATGGAGATGGATAATCATCAACAGTTACAGATGGATCATCATCAGTTTTTGGTTTTTTATAGAAAGCAGCTTTCCAATCTTCTACTTCTTTTGCATATTTATCAGGGTCTTTTTCAATATACTGCATATCAGGACTGTAAGCATCTGAATCATCGGCCTCAAAAATAGATGATACATTATCGTTGTTTGCAGTTGCGGACAAATTAATCCAGCTTCTAAAGTCGATCATATTATTACCTCTTAACTTTATTTATTTATCAAATTGAATTTTTGATCGATTTTTGTAAAAAAACCCTTATCTAGAACAGATAAGGGTTTTTCCTAAAATAAATTATCTTGAGTAAATTTTTAATCTAAAGTAATGCGTGGGGTAATTGCGATCTCGCCACCACCTGCTGGTAAAGTGAACGGAGCCGTGGAAAATCTTTCCACCCACAATAAACTAGGAGTCATTTCAGTAGTAGTGACATAATAACCGTAAATAGTAGCTGTTGTACCAAAGTAGAATGTTTGCTCACTATAAACGGCTGAGTTCGTTCCTGCGGTTGATGTGTAAACTGTCCAGTTCGCACCCGCAAGAGTAACTGCTGTATATCCGGTTAAGGTGGTTTCAGTAATGTCACTTAAAACAGTAGATTTTGCAGGAACTAAATTATTGGAAAATAAACGCAAGACTCTCTCTCCCCCAACGGGGCCAGAACCACCATCCTGTGAAAGTTGATTTACTATGTATTTCAACAAAAGCACATCGCCGGTATTTGGAACAACTAAAGCCATAAAAACCTCTTCTTGCGTTCATCATATATAGAGTAATTTTTAAAAAATCATACATTTTTTCCACTACTATAATTTATGGCTCTCAAGAATAAAGATGGAAGCACTTACAAGCTTGCCAAACCTAACCCAATCATGAAAGATCAAACACTATGGGACAATGAAAAATTCATCGTCCATAACATGACTTGGACACCAGAAAAAAGTATAGACGATACAGAAATCAACCCTTTGCAAACAGACCTAATAGTACAAGATTCATTTATAAGTGAACTGGAAATCACAAAAGAAGAACCACAAAAAGAAGAAGAACCAGTTTTTGAAAGAAAAACAGTAACAGCACCAGACCTTAAAAAAATAGAAGAAGAAAAAAAGCCAGAAATAAACAAAATATTCGTTCATTGCCTGCCAGCAACCATAAGAACAAAAAAAGACGATCTTTACGACGAAATTTATCAAACAATACAATATGGAAAACCAACAAGTTTTGAGGCTGTCATTATTCTAGAAACTGATGTTTCCTATGAAATATGGACAGATGCGGATGTCGCAGACTCAGGCGCTGTTTTATTCCCAAGAACTAATACTAAAAGATGGTGGAAAGTAAAGAAAAGAGTAAGAAGAGCAGACGGCTGGATTCTAAGCTGCATCATGTCTGATTATCAACCATCATTTGACAGTTGACTCAGGAACAACATTAACAGCCAAACCTGCTTTCTTCAATTGCTCTTTGTGATCTTCCACGCACTTGAAATATGCAGCTTCGTAAATATTTGTGACAAGATTAAAGAAGTCTTTCATATCATTGTCAGTAACCAAAGCTGCACTTAATCTTTCAATGATGTTTTCATTTTTTCCATATCTTTCTTTCAAAATTTCAAACATCACCTTTTTGACATGTTGAGATTTTGGATTCATCAACATATCCATCCAACTTGCCATAAATTAATCCTCAAATGATTTTCTTATCTGACTTATTTTATCTTGCATTTTGCTATAATCACTTGGAGTAAATAAGGATTTAATTTTTTCTATTCTCTTCTGAACAACATCTAAAGTTGGTTCCAGAACTTGATCTTCAAACTTGGGCGAAAAAACAATGTTGAAAAGATTTTGTGGCGTTTGCTCTGCTTGCAATAATTTATGCCAATTCACTTCTGGATCAGAAGTCAAATTCTGTGGAGCAACAGGACTAGTTCTCGCTCCTTGTGCAATTTCAGGTATGTTTAATTTTTTATTGATTGCTTTTTGTATTCTGTCCAAAACAGCATCAAGTGTTTCTGGATCATCGCTGAATTGCTGATCTGTTGCTAATTCTGATCCAATCTGGTTGACATAATTGCTGTATTTTTTGCCTTGTGCTGGCGTGAAAAACTTAGCTCTTATGGCAGGATGATTTGAGTCTCCTCCACGACTAACTATTTCCCCATCTAGAACTTCTATTGCATCATTAATTTCTTTTTGAATAAGAGCATTTGGAAGACTTACTTGAGGTCTGCTTATAGCTGTTCCAGAAGCCTGCGCTTTTTGTTTTATTTCACTTGTGAACTTTTCAACAAGAGGATGACTCAAGAAAGCATTAGCCATTTGTTTTGGAGAAAGATTTTCCTTTTCCCACTCATCAACGATTCTTTTGGCGTTTTTCTCTGCTTCTTCCTGTGGCATATCACGATTGCCACTTCTGATAAGAGATGTTAACCACATGATGTAATCTTCACGCAAAGCAGATTCCATTCCTTGTGCTTTGAGAATCATATTTTTCAAAGTTTCTTTCGTTGTTACTGTATCCTGCCTTTTAGCAATTGCATCTTTTGCTGCTTTTTGAACTTTTTGGCTTTCTTCCTCAACCTTGTTTGCTTGATCTTGGAATTTCTGCAAGTCTCCTAAGTATTTTCTAAAATTATCGATGTTATAAGGGAAATTAATTGCAAAACCATGTGGCTGCATGATTGGACCAATAAACTGTATCCTGTACTGATACAATGGATTTTCAACTCTTTTCTGCCTTTCAGTAGATGATTTGGCTCTTTGCCTCTTACCTCCTCCTTCTGCTGTGAATCCTTTCTGAGAAACAAGATTCGTTGCTTTTTCTGCCATATTCCTAACAGCAGCAAAAAGAGGATTAACTCTTTGCCTTGCTCTTCTTTCTCCTTGTCCTTTTAACTTTCTGATTGTTTGTTCTTGTCCGTCATCTCCTGTCATTCTGTCGTATTCATAAAAATCTTCTCTGTCCAAGTTGTCTTCGATGTATTTGTAAGCATACTGATATATGGCTGGTATGTATTTTGTCATGATGTTTATTTCATGAGTTGTTTTTCCACCACAGCCGGGATTGTTTATACACTTGATAACGCCTTGCAAAATTGGATAAATATATTCGCCATTTTGATCTTCTCTTGCTTCTGCTTCTCCATTGTAAACAGAAAATGAACCCCTTGGCTGATTGTTCAAGATTGCTTGTTCTGCTTCTCTGTACTCTTTTGTGCCCCTAACTAATTTTGCAAGTTCTGGCGTGTTGTGATTAATGAAAATGCCAGCATCTTTTTGTATTGCTTTTCCAGTTGGATCATCAATATCGTCAGCCTTGACATAATCTTTACGATGCCCTCTTATCTTAGATGGATCGACCATATCCCCATGTTCAATCTTTTTATAAAAATGACCCGGCTTTGCTTCCAAAACCCACTTATTGTTTACCCTTTTGTATGGCAAATAAAGAGGTGGCGCTTTTATGTCTTCTGTTGCCTCCCCACTTTTTCTCTGGCCTTTTCTAGTTCTAATAATATCATTTTCTGTAATCTCATAACCATTAGGATAACAGGTGCCGGGATAAGGAGGCGTTTTTAAACTTATTGTCTTTTTCCTAATGCCATCAATTAATTGTTTTTTTGCTTCATTGACAATTTTTTCTCTTTTTTCGTTCTCTGATTGTATGTTATTGAACATGCCTGAACTACTGATGCTTTTAATGATTGATTCTAATGCTTCATCTCTGACGAATGTATCGCCTAATCCTGAATCCATCCAAGTAACAGAATCATCGAAATCTCCAAACATACGATGAGCAAGTAACTCAAAATACCTTTTCATAGAGCCACTTACATTTGCATAAGTTGGAAATCGCATACCTCTTGTTGCGTGTGGCTCTCCATGCTCTCCTCTTAAAGGACCACCTAGATCAAAACCATATTTGCCAAATCCATCTAAATTAGATGCGTGTGGATATCTTTCACTTGGGTGCGTTTCAAGCTTGTGATACAACCTTAGAAGATATGGTCTCGCACGAACAACAATTTCATCTTTAGTTCTCTTTCCTCCTGTTCTAATTGGAAGTTCTCCTTCAACAGGAACAAAAATGTCATTTTTGAATTTAAATTCATGATATTCTGGATCATCAATAACAGGAAATTCTTTTTTCTTGGCATTATAATGCTTAATGGCAGCATCTTCTGCCGCATGATCAATATCTTCATCAGTCATTCCAGCAGTAAACATGGCACTACCGATTTTTTCCAATTCATCTTCTGTCATGTCAAATGGTGCATCTAATTCTTTTATAAACCTTTTGTTTTCTTCTGTTCTGTCTTTGAAATATCTTGCCAAGCCAGTTTTCAGCTTTTGCAAACCCAACTCTTCATGCACTTTTCTAGATTTTTCTAACTTATCAAACAACAATTCCATTCTTTGATGATGAGCTTGTGCCCATAATGAATGGTTAAATTGTTTAAGAAAATCAATGTCTTCTGCGTCAAACTGATAAGATTTCCTTGGAGCCTGACCATACTTTGCCTCATCAAGCCTTTGTCCCTCAGGCTGATTTTTATATTCTCTACAAAGATATTCCCTGAATGATCTTAACATTTATGCCCTCTTCTGTTTTGGCGCTTCTAAGAATATATAATAATACATTTGTACTTTTTTGGCGGGATTAATGAATAACACTATTTATATACCCAGACCTAGTCAGGACCAGTATAACCAACTTTCATGTGGTTCATGTGGGTCAGGTTGTAACGGAAATGGACTTGGACCCGCTGATCCTCTTGTTCCAGTAGGACCAAGAAGAAATAGGGAAAAAGTAAGAGAACAAATCAAAGATTATGTTCTCACCATGCTTGGTGCCCCTGTTCTTCCTCTAGAACTAGATGACCAACAACTTGAAAATAGCATAGATTTTGCTCTTCAAATTTTTGAAGATTATGCCCCATCTGAATACTTTCAGTATTACAGCTTTTATACAGTTCCCGGTCAAAGCGTTTATGAAATGCCAGCAGATGTAGGCTTCATTCGTCAAGTTTCTTATAAAGAAACAGCTAACTACGCATTCTCCGCTTCGGACCTCGGTGGCGTAATTCCTTTGGAATATATGGGCGCTGGCGCTTATGGATCAATTGCTGGTGGAATTAACCCACAACAGCCTGTATGGGGCAAAATGGGAGACTGGATTCTTTATAAACAATACGAAGATATGTACAACCGCATATCAGGACAACAAGGCGGATGGGAATATCTTGGTGGCTACAGGCATATTAAACTTTATCCCGTTCCATATAGAACTTATCCAGCCATCGTTAGATACCTTCAAAGAAAACCTGATTTTCAACTCGTAACACAAGCAATGCAAGAAGGCGCTCTTGCTTTTGCTAAAATTATTCTAGGAAGAATTAGAAGCAGAATTGCTAACCCTCCCGGTCCCGGTGGTGGCGTCCAACTTGATGGCGCAACAATACTAGCAGAAGGACTTCAAGAAAAGAAGGATTGGCAAGAAAGTTTACTTTCTAGATACGGAGATTTGCTACCCATAAAGATGATGTAATCATGAAATTTCAAATAGAAGTTTTTGATTACATTGTTTTTGCAATTTAACAAAATTAAAGTTTTCAACTTGTATTGATTCTCCTGTAATTCTATAATTACTCGTTGAAGATGAGTTGATATTTCCTATTCCTTCTACAATATCATATTTGTCAAAAGGATGAACTCCTTGGATGACAAGATCATGATACACACCTGTTTCTGTTCCTATTGTGACAAAAGTAATTTCTCTTTCATTAACTGTGTGATGTCTTCCTGTTGCAATCAGTCCACGAAATTTAATGATTGATCCTATTTTTTGATAATACATTCCGGGCATAAATCGATTACTAGTCCAATATCCTCTTCTCTCGTATTGGTTCCAGCCACTTGTAATTGGATCAGGGTGAGATGGATGAAGCTCGTCACCAACCAATTTCCAAGGTCCACGACCAAATCCTGCAAATCTTAAACCAGCTTTTTTTGCTTCTTGTACATGAACCCAAGGATTATACATGGATTGAGCATGATTGAGAGCAGCCCACCAGAACCTTTTAGGCTGGCGAGTTTTTTCATAAGCAAGTGCCCAAACAAGATTGCCGTAGCTTGTGGCGTGTGCGTGACAAAAGCTATACAAACCGAAATATCCTAATTCTTTTAAAATGGCATACTTTTTTGGGTGATATTTAATTCTTTCGGCAAATTCAGCTATT